GTACAACCCCAAGTTGCCTTTATACTTGAACAAAAAGTTCCATGATTTCAAGAGCATCGCATCCCGCGAAGGTGACGACTTCAAACTGCGAAATAATCCGGAAATAAGAATGTTGTTTTGCACCATCACACTGATTTTATGTTATTCCCAGAAGTATACCATTTTAGACGACTTGACCTACAAGTTTGATTTCAAAATAGAAAATCTCTACGAGAATCTTAAAGCCCCAAATGTGCATTACATTGAGTATATTTATAAACCATCCGACCCAAAAGATTACACCATCCCTTTCAATGAACTCATCTATCACTTGAAAGAGACCAAAAACAAGACAGATATTCACTTTTGGGTAAATTGGATCATTCAATATGACATATTGTGTCGCAAAAAAAAGAAAATTGTCTTGTGTCAACAAAGAGATATATTTATGGACAAAAATGAGAAATTGTCCAAAAATATTATATGGATTATTTGGGATATTATCATAAAACTATCCAAAAAAACATCCCATGAATCATTGGTGAGCTCTATATTTGAGTTGTTCACCGTCCGGTATGCGATATCCTATAATAAAAAGCGAATTCATATGATATATCATTGCATTGAATTATTGTTATTGAATAACAAAGTAGATCAAAACATTGAACTCTTTAAAGAACGCGAATTACTGGGTTCTTTAGAGCAAAACATCAGTGTGATTTTTGAACAAATAAAAAAAAACGAAGTCACTCATGATGAAGAAAAACAAGCACCCAAAGAAACAAAAATGGATTTGTATAAAAATATTTATAATAATTTATAAGTATAGTATAATAGATCATGAAAACCATCAAAGAAGAAGTGAGTGAGGTGTATAAGACCAGCAACAATAATTCTTCCTTTAACAAAAACATTTACAATTTTAACAGTAAGTTGAATAAAAATGTAAATGGACTCTTTTCGCCAAATAATACAATTCAGGCAACCAACAACCGCGCAAATAAGCTGACCTCTCCTTCCACACCATTGACTTCATCAAGTAATATGATACTGTATGTGTTTGTTGCGCTTTTGGGTGTCATTATTGTGAGCGTGATCATATTCAAAGACAAAATCATAGAGATGATAAAACCGTTCTTTCTGGATGACGAGGACGAAAAGGAAAAGGAGGACGCAAAGAAAGAAATGGAGAGTCAAATTACCGAAAAAGAGGAAAAGAATATTGCGTTAGAAGAAGAAGTGAAAACATTGAAAAGTTCCTTGGAAAAAGAAGACAATGAAAAAGTGAAAACAGAGACAAAAGCCAAAGAGACAAAGGTGGAGAAACGCGAAAACCCCCTTAAGCAACAATATAGCGCGTCACAAATCATGAAAGAAGATGGATATTGTTACATTGGCACCGATGATAACATGCGTCACTGTGTAAATGCCTATACCGGAGATATATGTACATCCGGCGACAAGTACCGCCGGATTGACGACTGTTTGATACCTAAATCGGGCGAACAAGGGTGCCTAAATCGTTGAATAAAAAGGAATATCTGGATCAAACCACAATTCATCTTTGCCACCGTATATTCCTGAATTAGTGGATTTCTTTTTTAACCGCGGTTGGGGTGTGCATTGTTGGCTTGCTCGGAGAGCCCTTATTCTTGCGTTTGACAAACTTTTGTATTTTGTGGACCCCGCAACAGCACGGGAAAAAGAGGATTTTTTGGATTCATGTAGCTTGTTGTTTGTTTTTAATACTTTTGCCTTTCTTTTCATCGCATAATCCAAATAGATGGGATCATTTACACCAAAAGGTACATTGTTTCCTCTATCCCTGCCTTCTGTAAAAGAAATGCCTAGAAATGTTGTTTCCAAAGAAGGGTCAAAAAAGGTTTGAATATATGCCAACTCACCGGTTTCTCGGGTCTTCAAAATACGCAGTTCTTGTAATGCCTCCCGTGGTGCGGTTGGATCCGTCAACCAATCCGTATCGGCTGAATCTAATGCTCCATCATTATTGAAACTTATTTCGGTCTCACACGGCATACGCGCGTCATCAAATACAATACTAGTAGTCATTGTATACTAGTATTATATTTTATCTACTTTAATCGGAATTACTTCAGAACCCAGGTCTTTTTTTAACTGTTCCTTGTTGTGGTAATCACATTGGCATGCGTGGTCCTCGGGCATTCGATGGTTCATGCAAAAGCATTGCTTACAACTTGCGCATTCAAATACGAACAACTGCTTTTTAGAGCAGAATACACATTTCTTTTTTTTGAGTGGCGCCATATTTGAGTTTAATCTATAATTTGTCTATCTATTAAGAACCCGGCTAAATCTTTCAATTTTTATGATTCTTTCTTTTCTTCCTCAACTTTCGTTGGATTGACCACTTGACTGAGTCCGTGGTCGGTTTGCGTCGTCACAATGTTGTCGCCTTCAAACATCTCTTTGCGGATGTCTTCCATGGATGCGTTAACACCCAGATTCTTTTCCGTCGTATTCATGTTTTCAATGCCCACCAACTCGCCCTTTTCATTGATCGTTTGCGTCAGTTTGTTTCCGTGTTCCTCCGCGGATTTCATGTTTTCATCCATCGCACTCAGCTTCGCTTCTTTCACACGCATGTCAAAGGCGGTTTTGGCCTTTTCTTCGTTCTTGTGTTTCTCATGCATGAGCTCGTTAAGCTCCTTTTCCAAATATTCCACTTTCCCCGTCTTATACGCATCGGGATGGAACGGAACCCATACACCTACTGGCCCCACATATACATCATGATTTGGATCCACTTCGCGCAACATCTTACAACGAAGTTCGGCTTCTTGTTGACTAGGGAATACCCCGCGAACTTTAAGGCCCCGCACGGAAGTTTGAAACTTGTACTCGCTCGCATACGATTCTTCCAGTTTTTGTTCGTGGGTATCCATATATTGAGAAAAGTCATCTTCTACGCTTGTGCGCATGGTTTCCTTTTCGGCTTCCGCAAATTCTTTCATTTCGTTCATGACTTCTTCGTTGTTTAGGGAATACTTAAACGCCAAGTAATTGGAATACTTTGTGAGTAGTTCTGCCATTTTATTGAAATGATATTGCTTGGTAAATTGCTGGAACATATAACGTTCCTTGTCTTGAATCACCTTTTCCGGAGACACGAAAGAGAGGCATGCGAATTTTTGTTCAGCGATTGGTTTATCTTCGTCGAGTAAGTCTACGAGTTTTGACATTTTTAATATATTGGTTTAATCAAAACTATTTATATTTTTTTTCTTGTTATATATTATAATTTTAAAACCCCACAATGAACGTCAATTTTCAAGAAGTGTTAAAACGCATTATCAAATACTTAGTAGAAGGTTTTATGGTTGCGATTGCTTGCTACGCCATCCCCAAGGCCTCTTTAGACTTTTTTGAAATCGGTCTTATTGCTTTAACGGCCGCGGCTACCTTCTCTATCTTAGACACCTACGTACCGTCCATGGGTGAAACGGCGCGCACGGGCGCGGGCTTCGGTATCGGTGCGAACCTCGTGCGATTCCCTGGTGGCTTTTAAATCCTTAAGTAAGTCATATCCTATAAATTATTTATAAATAAATATCATGATAAGTGATATTTATTTACGCAAGAGCAACACTATACAATATACAACATGGTAAAAATACACCACATAATGAAGGGTATCGCGATCATTTGTGTCTTTACGTTCATTATCACTAATCATAAGTGTTATAATAAAACCTCATAATGTCGGTATATATTCCCATCCTAACTCTTCGCATATTTTCTTCCAAATTTCATCTTGTTCAATCTTCTTTTGTTCCTTTAACATGGGGAAATGAGGCAAATAACTCTTTTCATTCAATAACTCGCATAATTTATACAAAGTGTAGTAATAGTTTAGGAAATTGACGCGATCTTGGGGGCAAAATTTCGCATATGGTATTTGAATGTCAATAAACAAATTACACAATGTTTCCTCTAATTGGGGGTTCATAATAGGGGGCTTAATACCCAATTTGTCTTTAATGAATGTAATGTGTTCGTAGTATTTGTTGTATCCTAGCTTTTTAAGGATTTCCTTGGTTTTCTTGTTGGTTAATGTAGACATGTCGATCCTCTCTTTTTTCACTTGCTGTTTAATGGTTTCAATGATGACTATCGGGATGTCGGTGGTTTCTTTGGCTTGAAACTGGGCCAAGATTTCCTTGAAATGGTTAATGCGCCGATACGCATAAAAGGAGATCTCTTTAGGAGGTTCTTTGTAAGTCGGTTTATCATTGTGAATCAAATACTTCATAAACACATGACACTTGTTACATATCAATATACCATCGCTGGTGGACTGTATCATTTCCCCTTGGTTGCATTTTGTACATAGGTGGTGATTTTCATCGGGGCACCAATACTCGTTGCTGTAAATGTCAAAGTTATTCTTTCTCATGTAGGTTTCAATGCATTGGTTGTATTCACTGTGATTAATCTGCTCATTTTTCCGGCTTTTATCAAAAAAACGATGAATTAGTGTCTTTGGATTGTTGTTGCTTTCAATGTCCTTTTTAATCTCAAAATAGTGAAACAAGTCGTTGTAGTTTTCTAGAAAATAGGCGTTCATTTTAGTTTCCAACTTTTTGATTTTGGATTGGTATCCTTTTATTTTTTCCATGTAGGAGACGTGCTTGTCTTCTTCATGGGTTTGTTCCATCTTTTCTTGATATTCTGCCACCTTTGCCTGATACTTTTCAATCAACGCCATTTCTTTATGGGCGAACTTATTCATTTTATTTGAAAATAACTGATCCACCGTATGTCTTTCTCGTTGCATATATTTTAATTTATGTCAGTTTTTTATATTTTTAATATGAGATATTAATAATGAATGTAGATTTACAGAAATACACCCCTAAAGAATGGAGCAAGATGGTTTTTGTTTTAAACGCAATTGACGACGGTTGGTGTGTGAAAAAGAAGGAGGGGTTGTATATATTTACAAAGCGTAAAAGTAAAGAAAAACAAGTATACGAGGAAAAGTATTTAGAGAAATTTATACAAAAGTATTTTAATTTAAATTAATTTAGGAATTTCAAATTTTTTTTCTTTTAGTAATGTATAAAAAAAAACAATGGGAGGTGGTCTAATGCAACTCGTCGCTTACGGTGCTCAAGATGTATATCTTACGGGTAACCCGCAAATTACGTTCTGGAAGGTGACTTACCGTCGCCACACGAACTTCGCCATGGAATCTATTGAGCAAACTTTCAACGGCCAAGCCGACTTCGGCCGCCGAGTGACCTGCACGGTCTCCCGCAATGGTGACCTTGCTTACCGCACGTACCTTCAAGTAACTCTTCCTCAAATTGATGCTAACCATGCTCGCTGGTTAGATTTCCCGGGCCACCAACTCATTGAGAACGTGGAAGTGGAAGTGGGTGGTCAACGCATTGAGAAGCAATACGGCGACTGGATGCACATCTGGTGCCAACTCACCATGGACAAGAACCAAGAGGCCGGTTACTACAAGATGGTGGGCAACACCACCCAACTCACTTTCATCACCGATCCTTCGTTCGCGGATGTGGATGGTCCTTGTGACTCGGAAGCTCCTCGCCAAGTGTGCGCTCCTCGCAACGCGCTCCCGGAAACCACTCTTTACGTGCCGCTTCAATTCTGGTTCTGCACCAACCCGGGCCTTGCTCTCCCTCTCATTGCTCTCCAATACCACGAAGTCAAGATCAACCTTGATCTCCGTGCCATTGACGAGTGCCTCTGGGCGGTTGATGCGCTTTCCGGTGGCGCGAAGGACACGACTGCTTACTCGAACTCCCTCGTGTCGGCTTCGCTCTACGTGGACTACATCTACCTTGACACCGATGAACGCCGCCGCATGGCCCAAAACCCGCACGAATACCTCATTGAGCAACTCCAATACACGGGTGCGGAATCCGTTGGTTCGTCGGCCAACAAGATCCGCCTCAACTTCAACCACCCGGTCAAGGAACTCGTGTGGGTGGTGCAACCTGACTGCCACGTGGACTACTGCAACTCGTTAGAATCCACTGGTGCTCTCTACGGTGCTCTTGGCGCCCAACCGTTCAACTACACCGATGCTCTTGACGCCCTCCCGAACTCCATCAAGGCGTTCGGATCTGCTGACGCGGTGAGTGGTACCAATGCTTTCATCAGCGGCGATATGTTTCAAGATTCTGACGCGGATGTGGCTGTCACCAGCCAATCGGCTGTGTCGGATGCTGGCACCTTCGTGCTCGCCGAGACCTCGCTTGACATGCACTGCTGGGGCGAGAACCCGGTCGTCACCGCCAAGCTTCAACTCAACGGCCAAGACCGCTTCTCGGAGCGTGAGGGCACCTACTTTGACCAAGTTCAACCTTGGCAACACCACACCCGCGCCCCGGACACCGGCATCAACGTCTACTCGTTCGCCCTCCGCCCGGAAGAGCACCAACCGTCGGGCACCTGCAACATGTCCCGCATTGATAACGCGACCCTCCAACTCGTGCTCTCGAACGCCACCGTGGAATCCACCAACACCGCCAAGGTCCGTGTGTACGCGCGCAACTACAACGTGCTCCGCATCATGTCGGGCATGGGTGGCCTCGCCTACTCCAACTAAATATAACACATCAATTCTTGTGTGTTGATTTATCTTATCATTCAAATCATAAATAAATGAAATACATTCATTTCGTGTATTTCATTTATGGAAATTATCAACATGTGATATCGTGTCATACTTAACGCAAACGAAGCACAAGGTGCAACGTAGATTCTTTCTGGATGTTGTAATCCGAAAGGGTGCGCCCATCTTCCAGTTGTTTTCCGGCGAAAATGAGACGCTGTTGGTCGGGCGGAATGCCTTCTTTGTCTTGTATCTTTTGTTTCACGTTCTCAATGGTGTCTTCTGGTTCGACATCCAGTGTAATCGTCTTCCCGGTAAGCGTTTTTACGAAGATTTGCATCTTTATATAAAAAAGTGCAATTATATCTTTAACTCAATTTATAATAATATTATACCAATGTATAAAATGCCACGTCGCAAGCTCCGCACCGCCACCTCGTCATTGCCTAGTTCACCGTTCTCTTTCTTATCGCTGTTTGGATTCCACCACGTGACCAATTGCGACAACGACGACGATGATTTTTACTGCTCTTTCATGCGGGTATTCCA